CCATTCAAAGACGAACCAATCGCTCCAGTAGGAATGTTGCCAATGGTGCCACCGCCCACACGGTATGTCACAACAATCGTGGCATCCACTGGGATTATCTGGCCAAACTTTCCATTGCCAAACTGAATGATGGTAACTTCATCTGGAAGAGTCTTTACAACATACGCTGGGTCTTGACTCGAAGCCAGATAGATGGATGTAAACTGAGTCCAAGTCTGGTCGTTGACCACCACTTTAACAGACCCGTCGATGACTTGTGGATAGTTGAGACGAAGAATGAAACCCTCCTGTATGGCAGCAGGTGATACGAACTTCTCCACTACTGTTTGGCCTTGAACCAACTGGATGCGACTCTCGTATGCTTGAGCATCAAAGGTTGTAAGAGCAAATGTGCCAGTCAAGGGCGAGGCAAGAATGATACGATTGTTGCTGATGGCTCCCTCAGACGATGATATTTGTTGGATGACGTGTGGAGTCGTATCAACAAGGGTGCTGTTAGAGATCAACTGGATGGTTTGACCCACTGTGAGGTACTCAAGCAAGTTGATAGATGTGTCAACAAGGTCGATGTAGTATGAACCTCCTTGGGCTGTGACTTGGCTTGGAACCACAGTATTGCCTGTGGCTGTCACGCTAAAGATCGCCACAGTCTGAACTGGAGTCGTGTTGCCAGCTTCGATGGTGTAATCACCAACCACCTCAAAGGGTAGGTTGGTAACAGTTCGAATCAGTGAACCATTTGGAATGGTCACATTATTGGCAATGGCAGACTCAATAGAAGCCTCACACAGCACAGTTGCTGGCTTGGCACTGGCCAGATTGTATCCCACTAGACTGCCAATGCGAATGGCTGACTCACGCAGAGTCATCGTGGACACAAACATCTCTGACACCTGGCGGTTAATGAGAAATGAGCTTGTTGTAAGGTTCCAAGCCATCAGGTCGACCAGGGTCATGCCAATGTTACTGGCCATGAAATCATTCCACTCACCTGGCCAACGAGATCTTATCCGCTGAATCAGGGCATCCCTGTTAGCAGAGTAATCCAGTTGGACGTACCGTAGCGTGTCTTCGTTCACAGAATAAATACGCTGTTCTTTACAGCATGACAGAGAACGAGAAATTGTTGCTAGACCTCAGTGTTAAGTCTGCAGCGCAGGGAATCAAAGCTGCAGTAAACACCCTGGAGACTGTCCACTATCTCCTAGCCAGGGCCAGAGGAGACTTGGTCTTGAGAAAGCAGATAGACCCAGAAAATACCAAGCTTTCAGGCCAGTACGTCTTTATGGACAGTTCGAACACCAACTTGGCAGAGCAAATTGAGAAGATCAAGAAGTTGCAGGGAGATCTCCTGACCATAAGGAACGGGCTCGGTAAGTCTGAGTAAGTTGTTTACATCTTTCTCTGGGTTGGGTAGGGTCAGACCGTGAAATTCTTTTTGGTTAGTGGAATCGGTGTTAGCCAACACATCGAAAATACAGTCCAAGGCCAGGAAAACATGGTGATTCCAGAGAATCCACACTTGGTGTTGAAATTCGTTCTGGACCACTGTCAGTCTCAACCTCCACTTGATGTCTCAGAGGAGATCATCAAGAATTTCTGTGCTGTGCTGAACAAGTCATGGAAGTTTGTCTTCCCCAATGAGCACGTGCCAAGAAATCCTTATCACTATGGCGCGGAATATCGAAATGTGTTGTCTCACAATCGTATAAGGATTCCACCTCCAGAAGACAGAAGTGTGGAGGTGATTTTACGCAATGAAGTTCTGCCAAACTCAATCTCTGAAACTCAACTGAGGTCCATCATTTGGCGTCTGGCCAATGCGTTTGAGTGGTGCACATTGCCCAACAGAAAGAGGCTTTCTGGCCACTCATTCTTTACACGAGAGACATGGAATGCTATCTCTGTCTATCGATCGGCCGAAGTTTTGGCCAGGACTACTTCTGCCGATTCTCCCGCTCAAGATCTCGAATCCGCTGCTTCAGATCATCCAGCTCAGACTGACGCTGCTGAGTAACTGCGATGGCTGTATTAGCCGCATTGACGCTATTGACAAGGGCGTCAATGCGGCTGTTTATTTGCTGCTGGCCTTGTGTGATGTCTTGTCTCAATGACTTGATCTCATTGGAGAAGTCTGACTTTGTAACGTAGTTTTGGTTCAACCACAGTACTGCCACAAATCCCAGTATGACTGCGAACCGGTAGACCCACTCACCGTAGGTGCTTAAAAAGTGTTGAAGCTTTTCTTGTCTTGGCTCGCCCATAGGTCTTCTTTATGAAGCTATACAGCCATAATAACAGCACATCTGTCAAAACAAGCACACCCACTGCCACAAGGAATGGCCACTTGACGGGAGTTGTCCAGTAGATGAGCGACACCAACGCAGTTTGACACCAGCAAACCAGGAGGTGTAGAAACACAAGTGGCTTTACAAAACGAAGCCATGGCACATTACTAGTGTCCAGAATTATCCGGAAACTAGTAATGGCCATGAATACCAGTTCACACAGAAGTGTGGCCTGAATTATGATACCAATAAGCACAGACTAACTATGAGCAACCCAGGCTGGTGCCACAGTTAGTGCATGTTGCACATGTGCCACTGATTTGAACATTGGAGCTGCCGCACGTCGTGCAGCACTGGCCGCTCTTGTATGTGGAAGTGCTGGCGGATTTGGTTGCGCCTTCAACCATTGTAACAGGCGCGGGTTTCTGGGCAGAACCCGAGCTGACATCAAAGGTTTTCTCATGTTTTCCATTGTCCGGAAATTCGCTTTCCATCCAACGGAAGATGTAGTCGATGATTGAACTTGCAGTTCTGATCTTCGGATTACTAGTGTAACCATGAGGTTCAAAACGTTGGTGTGAGAACTTGTCAACCAACGTCTGAAGAGGCACTCCATACTGCAAGGAGATTGAAGTCAAGGTTCCAATGGCGTCCATCAGGCCACCCATAGTAGAACCCTCCTTGGCCATTTGGATGAAGAGTTCACCGGGGCGTCCGTCATCGTAGAGACCCACAGTGGCATAACCCTCTTGGCCACTGATGTTGAACTTGTGGGTAAGGGCCTCACGAGTGTCTTGCAGACGCTCACGATATGGTCCGCCCTTGGTTGTGACCTGGTGCAGGGCTGACTCCAACTGAGCCACTTTGGCCTCCAGCGCTTTCAAAGCAGAGGTATCAGCCGTGTCTGCGTTTGACGATGTGTTAAGAGGCTGAGAACGCTTGGAGCCATCGCGATAGATAGCCACACACTTCAGACCAAGTTTCCAGGCCTCAATGTACGCGTTGCGAATGTCATTTGCCGTGGCATTGCCTGGCATGTTGACTGTCTTGGAGATGGCTCCAGAGATGAACGGTTGAACAGCGGCCATCACATTGAGGTGGGCCATCCAAGGAATGGAGCGTTGGCCTTTGGCTGCCTTGAAAGCACAGTCAAACACAGGAAGGTGGTAAGCCAGCAAGCCGCTTGTCTCACCTTCAACATCTTCAATAGTATCGTGCTTGAAGATGTAATCAGTGATACGGGCAATGTCAGCACTGGAGTAACCCAACTGCTTCAAAGCAGTCGGCACTGTGTTGTTGACAATCTTCAAGTGACCGCCACCGGCAAGTGTCTTGTACTTCACCAGGGCGATGTCCGGTTCAATGCCTGTGGTGTCACAGTCCATCATGAAGGCAATGGTGCCTGTGGGAGCAACCACAGTAACTTGAGCATTACGATAGCCGTGATTCAGACCCTCCTGATAGGCAGACTTCCATGAAGACTTGGCCTCTGCAATGACATCGCTAAGATTAGCCGGAAGTTTCAGTGACGAGTCGAGCTTATCAGCGGCTGCGCTGTGAGCACGAATCACTTCAAGCATTGACTCCTTGTTGGAGGGAGCCAGAGGTTTCTGAATGTGAGAGCAACGGGCATCGTTGTACCCAGAGAATGGTCCCTTGACTGAGGCGATCTCAGCTGACGTGGTGTAAGCCACACCAGTCATAAGGGCCGCCAACGAACCAGCCATTGTGTTGCCTTCTTTAGAATCGTAAGGCAGACCATAGCTCATGATGAGTGAGCCAAGATTTGCGTAGCCAAGACCCAGTGTACGGAAGATGTGAGAGTTCTCAGCGATAAGCTTGGTTGGATAGGAGGCCGAATCAACCAGAATCTCTTGGGCAATAATGAAGATACGAGCCGCAGCCTTGAACTTAGTAATGTCAAACTGACCGTCCTCAGTGCGGAACTTCATCAGGTTCAACGAGGCCAGGTTGCAGGCTGTGTTGTTGAGGAAGATATACTCTGAGCATGGGTTGGTGGAGTGGATTGGCTCTGTTCCCTTGCAAGTGTGCCAACGTTGAATGGCTCCGTCGTACTGCAAACCAGGGTCACCACAAACCCAAGTTCCTTCAGCGATCTGGTCGAGAAGTTTGGAGGCGTCTTTCTCCTCAACCACACTACCAGTTGTCACCGCTCGTGTCGGCCACTTCTCACCGTTGATGGCCGCGTTCATGAACTCGTCACTGACACGAACTGAGAGGTTCTCGTTCTGGTAAGCCACCGTGCCGTAAGCCTCACCGTTGAAGGAGCCATCATAGCCAGCATCGATAAGAGCGTGGGCTTTCTTCTCCTCCTTCATCTTGGCCACAATAAACTCCTCGATGTCAGGGTGCCAATCACGAAGTGTGTTCATCTTCGCAGCACGACGTGTCTTGCCACCGGACTTGATGGTGTTGGCCACTTGGTCATACACTTTCAGGAACGACATCGGACCAGATGGACGACCACCGCCAGAGAGACGCTCCTTAGAGGAACGAATAGTGCTCAGGTCAGTGCCAGTACCAGAGCCAAACTTAAAGAGCATCGCCTCAGACGCAGCCAGAGCCATCAGCGAGTCCATGTTGTCATCCACACTTTGGATGAAACAGGCTGAACCTTGAGGACGAAGATATGGCAGAGTCTGCTTTTCAACTTGGCCTGTCTCGTAGTTGTAGGCCCAACCTCCTGAAGTTCCGTTGATGCCGGCCTTGTATTGGTGCCACAGGCCAACGTTGAACCACACTGGCGAGTTGAAAACGCCGTACTGGTTGAGGCACAGAGCAGAAAGTTCCTGATAGAAAACCTCACCGTCTTCCGCATTGAAATAGCCAGAATCAATACCCCAATCAGCAATCGTTCTAGCTACGCGATGGATGAGTTTACGAACAGAATTCTCACGTTCAGACGTTCCATGCGTACCATAGAAGTACTTGCTAGCCACGATCTTGACCGCGAGATCAGACCAAGAAGCTGGGGCCTCAACATCCTTCTGCTCGAAGAGTGGCTTGCCACTATCATCGTTGATTACAACAGTTCGTTTACTCCAAGGGATCTCATCATATGGGCTTGTGGTTGCGTTTGAGAATACACGGTCAATAGCCAGCGTAGACATAGGTGAAAGAATTGACGGGGGATTACTGAAGTTTTACAGCGGCGACGGAGTGCAACAACAATGAGGACGACCCTTGATTCTGGTCATTCCAACAAATGTTGATTGCATCCAACGTACCATAGGGTGTGCCGCTAGTGATATTTACAGAACCGCCATTTTGAAGCAAAACTCCGTCAAGGGAGAGCGCATCGGCTTGTTGCACCAACGAGCTAAATTTAGAATCAGTAATGTCCACCCGGGCTAAATCCATGTCAAGAAACCAGGCTTGAATTTGGAACGTTGTTGAGTTTACAACCGTGATGTCTGCCACAACAACAGAACGCCGATATGCTCCCGACAATGGGGCCAGGCAGGGCTTTTGAGATGTGGGATTTTCAGTATCACCTCCACCCGTCCAAACGCCAACCAGAGCATACGGTTGTGCTGAATCGGTGGAAACAAAAATAGGTGGGTTGTAATCGTTATTGAACGTCAAACCCTGTGTGCATGAAAAGCCCATGAAAAGCTTTGTGGCAAGGCTCTCACCCACTGGCAATCCTGAACTATCACACATTCCCAAGAATAGCTCAGCAGAGTTAAGATTTTGGGCATAGTTAATAGTGCACAGCATGGCTACCCTAACTTTTGTGAATGACCCCAAAGACAGTTTACGAACGATGGAGGAGTTGTAGAGTGCCAATGACTTTCTCCCGCTGATCTCAACAATTGATGGTTGAATGGTGGATCCATCAGTTTGAGTGATAACCCACTCATCCTTCAGAAAGACACCATTCGACATGTTTTTGGCCAAGCCTTTCTCATACTGGGAGAAGTCATCATAGGCTGTGGTGAAAGTGGGTATAGCAATGACAGGGCCAGGTGGAGGCAGAGGGCTTCTGGTGTTGAGCACCTCATTGTCCTCGGTGCTTCTCAAGTCCAAAGCTGTACCACCGAATATCCAGGCCAAATCTTGTGGAGCCATGGGTGCAGTGCTGTTGACTCGCAACTTCCAGAAAGCTGGTACAAGGTCGTAGTCAGCATCAAGCTTGTAGCCCTCAACCACAACTGTTATGGAGGTACGAAACTCTGTTATGCTGTTGGCTTGTGGAGCCTCCATAGTCATGTTTTGTGGTTGGCCCACCAGCCGTAGACGGACATATCGAGTGCCAAACCATTCAGGGTATGGAACATCAATCCATGTCTGAGGCTCAGGTCCGCCAGAACGCCAAAACTCACCCATGAGGCACTCAACAAAGTAGGCTTGAGTGTCTGGCCTCAAGCAGAGAAAGTCTATCTGATATTTGAAGTCCCAAGCCATGGGCCTCTGACGTTGTATGACATAGGCCAGGTCATTCTTTGTGGGGTTGTCCACATCAGTGGCCCAGCCATAGATTCTGGCCGGATGCAATGTGTAATTCTGAGAGTTGCGGAATGACCAGTCCTTGCGCTGAACTGACAACAGGGGGTATCTTATGTTGGCAGGGTATGGTTCATACAGGGGCTGACCATTAAAGTCTTTCAGGTCCAACAGGTAGGCGAATGGATTGTTGGGGTCTTTCCACAGATTTTGAAACTGTGAGAATGCATCCATCACAGGCGCAAAGATAACGGGAACTGGGTAGCCATCTTGAACCTGGAAGACCTTGTTCAGCCAATACTGTACAGCCAGCTCATGGAACCGCATGGCTGACAGGTTCGTATCACTAGACGAACGTGGGCCCTTAATGATGATCTCATTCACACCCTAACTACCTTCTTGGGAAACCTGCCAGTTCTTCATGACATGAAAAGAGTGATACACTTAATTGCCATGGGTGATGCACTGCAGTATTCTCACCACACGCTACAGTCCATTGTGGCTTATGGAGTAAAATGCAAGGCTGATATCTGTATCACAACCAGCACACAGGAAGACCCGCCAAATTGGGAACGTCTTAATATCCTAAAAAGGGCATTGAATGACTCAAGGTGGGACCAGTTGCTGATGATGGACATTGATATTTTTGTAAGCCCAGATGCACCATCCATATTTGATGAATTCCCTGTTGGATTTCATGCTGCGGAGGACCAAGTAATAACGTGGGAAGACCACGACAAATTCAATCTGTGGCTAAAAACGTGGGGAAATTTTGATAATAAGACTCATTTCAATGGTGGAGTCATGCTAATGGACAGGCCTTCATTACAGGCTTTGAAGCCATGGTTGGAGCTTCCAAGAATCAATGGACCATTCTACACAGCTGATCAACACCACGAGAATGCAGCAGTGTACTGCACGTGGCCAGATTTCAAGACTATACCATCCACGTGGAACACACCAATTCCAGGAAAACCTGGACCAATGAATCTATTTTTGGAACCAGCTAATTTCCATCATGCTCATGGCATTGAGACAGCCCATGGAAAGGAACTAGTACTGGGCCAAGTTAGTCGTCAATACCAGGCACGTTTTCTTAAACGTATGGATGAGCTGGGTTCGCTGCTATGTGTGTTTCGTCTCATTGATCAGATGGGTTATCATGTGGGAGTGATCCACACAAAATGGAATGAGGGCCCATTTGGCCAATTTGTTAGCCACTACATGAATGCTAAAATTTTTCCGTGTACTCCAGGCATACTGGAAAATGTAGGCCCATTGTTAGACTTTGCTTTTGTAGACGACCTGAGTACTCTTCCTAATGTTCCGTGGGCCTCTGAAGCTATGATTGTGGCTTCAGACACTCCAGAAAATGAGAGCTATATCACCAGTAAGGGTTGGAAATACAAAAAGCTTGCGTCCTTCTTTGGACTCCAAGCTTTTGTGGCCTGTGTGGTTTAGCGAAGGGTGTGGACCCGTGGACGACGGACTCGAGGACGAGGAGTGGGTTGAGGAAAGAGTGACCCTGCATCCGCAGCTGGAGCAGGGCCAAAAGCCTCATCCAGTGAAATGGCCTGGGCCACAGGTTGCTCAGCTAGGGCTTCAAGTTGCTGGATACTTGGGGCCTTGATTCTACGGTCAGACTGACCAATTTTGGCTGTGTAGGTTGACAGGGCCCACTTACGTGCAGCCACAATAGTGGGCTTGTCCCTCTGATTGAACGGCCCATAGAAACCAGCTTGGCCGAGCATGGTCTGAAGCAAATCCCTGTCACTAGCGCACTTGGCTTGGCCCCAGCTGACGTGCTTGCCATTGAGAAGGTAGTCAACTGCATGGAGGAGGAAGAGCACCCAACCCACGAGGTACTCAGATTCCAGGTGAGATGCCATAAGGCGAAACTCCAATGTGCCTTGGCCTGCCAAGTGAGTGCCATTGAGCCAATAGTGCTTGTAGTTCCAAGCTCTACGGAAATTTGCAGGATCCGTTTGGATGGCCTTGGCTTGGCCATCAAGTTTCTTACAGTACTGGTTGTTCTGGCGGCACTCATCAGCCAACAGAAAGAAAGCGTTTTCGTACCTGGACATGAAACGCATGACACGTTCAAACTTCTCAGGGGTGACGCCATTCATGTCAACATGGACATGAAGACCACACTTGTTGTTGACACTGCCACCAGCACGCTTGATGATGTCAACAATCTTAACAGCTTTCACCAGACCTTCGTAGGACTCAATGACAGGTGAGGCAATCTCAAATCCACATGAACTGTCAAGTTTAAGGTCCCAGTGGGATCCAGTGCTGTGGCGATAGTGGCCAGCATGCACGACTTCCCAGTTCATACGTCGAAGCACACGTTCAATCTCACGAAGAGGATTGACTGGGCAGGTAAACTCAACTTCGAAACCAATCTTGCGGAGCAGCGTTTGCATGGGGAGGAGTATACTCCGTGCGAGGAGTTTGTAAACAATTTTTGAAAATTATTTTCAATGCGCCTGGCATTGAAAAAATCGATGTTCCACGTGGAACACCTTACTCTTGGTCAGCTGCTGACGAAGTGCCAAGCATGCGCAGCACCTTTTCCACGTCATCTTCATAGATGTGGGCACTGTGAGCTGTGTGCGTGTAGTGGCCTTTAGTCAGTGATGGGTAGACAGGCTTCAGAGCCTCGACCATTCTGTCTTGAATGTGGACAAACCATGGCATGTCATATGCCAGACCACGAACAAGATCATTGGATCGCATCACCATGCTGAGATTCAGCTGGTTGTTGCGAATTTGAAATACGCCGTGAAGAGTGCAGACTTGGTCTTTGTTGCCGTCCCAGTAGTGGTGAGGCATGGCGAATGGCATCACAGCTTGGCGACTGTTGATGTCTTTCTTGAGTGAGTGAATCACCCACTCCCATGGGCTTCTCAAGGTCGCACTGCCCGTTACCTCTGTCTCAAATTCTGGGTGACCAAGTGAAGGAACCTGCCAGATCAAGTGGCCATAGGCTGAGTTGACTGTTCCATCTGGATTGGCCAGGTTAAGCCAGAACTTGCTGGCTTTGCCAAACTCTTTGGCGTCATTCGTCATCGAGTCATAGACAACTTTCTCCTTTGAGAAGTAGTCAGCCAAGACCTTGTTTCTCTCAGGGTCTGAGGTGATGATCGACTCTGAGATGGGATGGTCCACACGGAATGAGACGTCAGTGATCTCATAGACCGTCTTGCCTCTCGTGGCAACTTTGTACTCAGGGTGATAGAGTACACTCTTTAGGAGATAGCTGTATGCGGAATGAATTGTCTTTCTGGAAAATTGCCGATAATGATTGGAGATACTCATCGCGTTTATTAAATCTCTTGGCCCAGGAAGGGTGCGGTATAGAGAACTCTGGAGTTATGCCAAGGGATTGCAATCCCTTGGTGGCTTCCCTTCCAAGGGCAATGACTTGGGCGTTTCTGCGTCCCAGGAATTTTTTGATGACTGACGAATCTTTCTCGTGGTTTGCGTTTGACCAGGCGATTTTCTCCTCAGGCACACCCAATTCTTGCAAGATCGAGGTGATGAAAAAAGCCGAGGCACTATCATCATGGAAAGGCCAGTGGTTGAAATGACTAAATTTCGGATTTATCTGGTCGCCGACGAGTAAGTAGTCAGCGTCCGCGATATTGCCATTGAGGTTCATAGAGTCCAGACCGTCGGGCTGGACGCAACGATTGATGGAGAGAGTGAGGATAATGTCCTCAACGCTGGCGATATTTCGATCCCAGGTCAAGACGCCAGGTCTTTTTGAAAAACCTCTGAATGCAGCGTCAGAAAGTTCGGTGGCTCCTTGTGTCAAGAAATACAACGCACCATACCTCAGGGCCACTCGATCCAAGATTCGGCTGGTCACGATCCAAGAGTTAAGCATCTTGGTTTGGTACTTGTGCTTGGAAGTACCCATCTCCATGATGCTAGAAGCGCCCAGAACTCTACTGAGAATGTCGACCCAACTGGAGGTTACTACCACCAGCTTGGTCTTGCTTAAGCGTGAGGCTAACCTCAGGGCTGCGGTGAAGTGTACGAAAGGTTTGCTGTACATGGACTTTCGTCCATGAGCACGAATCACTGTCGCGCCAGCCTCTTTGAAGGCTTCAGCTAGTTTTGACCTCTGATGGTCGTCAAAACCACCAAGAAGGATTATGCCTTTCACAAATGTTCGATTTCCTCACCTGGAAGAACCCATTCCCCCTGCTTGGAATAGCGAACAACTCCAGTATTGGAGTCTCTCACGGCCATGGTGGCCACACCAGAGCTGGCAATGAATTTTCTCGAGTCAGGAAAATCGTGAAGAAGCATGTCAATCATGTCATGAATGAATGCATCTCTAGCTCTTGAATGGTCTCTGTACCCTCTCTTCGAATTCCAGAGGTGGGTTACCATGGAGTTCTCAGCCATGTGGTCTGAGAATCGATCGTAAGACGTGACAGTCTTTATCTTCTTGCCAGTTTTCTTGGCCATCAAGGCCAGAATCATCTGCTCAGCAAACACCATCTCATCGATGTAGCTTGGGCTGTGAGTCCAATCCACTTTCTGGCTAGAAAGCTTTGAATTAGAAAAATCACGCATGAAACTGAAGCATGCTTGAGTGTAATCCTCCTTGAACTTATCATTCAAGAAAGCCAGAATTCCTGTGTTGACTGGACTAACCTGATTGGTGTCTATATCAGACCAGGGACCCATGATTGAAGGCCACTTGTTTGTGTAGGGTGTCCAATCAGACGGTTCAGGGTGTAGTGCCACTGCAGCTGAAGCATCCAAAGTCTTGTAGACTGGCTTCCACACAATTGCGTCCATGTCCACTGACACAGATGGGCATGGCATCTGAGCGTGGGCGAATATCTTGCCAGCGGCCCAGAAAACTTTTGGGTTGATGGAGGTGTCCACCTTCATCTCAACCACTTTGTCATACAAGGCAGTGAGGCGAAGAGAGTTCAGGTACTCAATGCCTCGTCTATCAGCTACGAGGTACATCGGACCTGAGTGCGATTTGTAGTAGAGAACGCTCGCTATAAGCGAGATAAGCTCGTAGTCCTGCATCTCAACCTTGGCCATGGGTTGAGTCCACAGTGAATGATAGCCCGGAACCTTACGGGCCAGAAGTGTCATGTTTTTGAGGAAGCCTAGCACACTCATGACACTTAGAACAGATTACTAGAAGTTCACTACAATTCTTTTCTCTTTTAAGTGGATGTCGACAGTGTTTGGAGCCAATGGCACAGCTTTGGGTCCCTCTTCGATCTCAATCTCCCACTTTTCACCGCGGAGCTGTGTGGCAGTGTCAAATTCTAAGTCTAACTCTACACTTTCGTCATTCTCGTCAAGCACAGTGAATGTGGCATGGACAGCCACATTCACCACACTCACGTCTATGTCTTTGATGCCCCAGGGTCTCTCGTCAAGTTGGGCATTCCACTTTACGTCAACCACAGCCCACTCAGTCTCAATATGGGACAAGTCAGCAAGCCAAAGACCCTTTAGTTGGGCTTGAAGACGAACCCACTGCTCGTGGCCGTAGAAATCTACGGCTCCACGTTCAACTCTAGTGGAATACTGTGATTCTTGCTCTTGCAAGATCCGGCTGACAGACGCTTTCATTTTGGCCAGGGTTCAGCTGAGTCAATCACATTGCCAAACTTTCTAAGTTCAGCCAACTTGTCAGTCGGTCGTCCCAAACCACCAATGATGGTGTAGACCACCAAGCCAGGTTTATTGCCACGATAGATGCCACGATGAACAGTGTTTCCAGGCTTAAGAATTCTGGTCAACTGCTCAAATGCGGTGTCAAGATTGACCTGCGGAACCTCATTCAAGACATCCTCTGACCCAATGATCATTGCACCAGCTGTGTTGCCAGTCTCAATTGAGACACCACCACTGAGGATGTTCTTCTTCAGTGAGTTTCTAATGGCAAACGAGATGCCCGTGGCATCCTTCCAATTCTCCACTGGAGTTGCACCGAAGGTGATCAGTCCAGAATCGAGAATCGTCTTAAGGTCTGATGGGTCGAATGATGTGTAACGACTCTCACGAATGGCCGTGAGGTTGAAGAGGTGGAATAGGGAGAGAAGACTACGATTGGCAGTGTCCCAGAATGGGTCCACAGCGAGTTTTGGATAGAGGGTAGAAATCTTCTCATTGTCTACAAGGATCAGAGGAGAAACGATGCCCTTCTCGACCAAAGCAAATACATCACGAAGAACGTTGTAGGCATTAGCATTCAGCTTCTGGCCCTCAGAGATCTTTGGCAGAGCCAGTACCACGCCAACTTTTTGGCTGCTGGTTTTCAATGACTGTTGCAGCTCAATGGCTACATCCACCAGGTGCAACAAGGTGCCGGATCCAGTGCCGCCAGCAGCCGATGCACAGCAGAATATGCGGTCAAAGCCTGGACCAAAGGAACGACGCATGAAATCCAAGACGTCTTCCTTTTTGTCCTTGATGAGTGAGGCCGCCACAGCCGGATTCTTGCCAGCGCCGCCAGTGCCAATCAACAGTTTTCTGTCAGCTGGCATGTCAATGGTGGCCAGATCCTGCTCAGAGGTGTTTATGACGGCGGTACGCTTGTACCCCATCTTCCAGAAAGTTTGGGCCAGACGACCACCACCTTGACCAGCGCCTACAACGGCAAACTTGAAGGCACCTTGAAAGGTATCTTCAATCTCTATGGTCTTCTCCTCCTCGGGTAAGGGGATATCGGGTACCTCAACATCAAAGTTGTCTGACATACAACCTAACTACTGCCAATAGGGTTGAGGTAGAGGAGTGAGGCAGACTAGCCCCACAACTTCTGAAGACCTTCAATGACCAAAGCCAACCACAGCAGGGCCAAAAATGCCATGGCTAGCTGAATCTTGGTATTATTTTTGTGCATTTTTCCAAGCTTTAGACTCTGGACGACCTTTCTCACCAGGCTTGGCAGGTCGGTAGTTCTTACCCATACGCTTTCTCTTCTGGTGGATATTGTGCCAGAGTCCCTTGTTGGACTCAGAGAATGACTGCTCATCATCTCTCTTGGACTTCAAGTCATTCAACTTTGCCTGGATCTTTTTCCAAAGCTCATCCGGCTTGCCACTGGCCTCCCAATCATTGGTTTGGTACTCAGCAACAGCGTCTCGAATCTCGTCAGCATTGACCAATACCCAGCCAGACCCAAAGTCAATGGCAAGAGGACCACTTCCCTTCATGAAGTCACTGGCATACCAGCTTCCGGGTGTCTTGTCAATCTGGACAATGGGCTCAGGTGATTTGCCCACCATCATTTGCATCTGCTTAGTAGCAACATCTGGGTGTATCAGATACACGTCATGGTGGTAAGTCTTGCCACCCGCTGCAGATGTGGCCTGCACTGGAAGTTTGATCTTGTTGCGATTGTCGGCTTCACCAATCGCCGCAACCCGTTGGGCCAACTTGTGGTCAGAGCTCTTTTGGCTCATGATCGGGTAGTTTTGACCACTGTACACGTCAGTGTCCACCTCTGTCTCCGTGTCAAAAGCAGCCCGAATCGTTTTCAACGAGTCAGCCATGCTCTCCTCAGTGGACAAATCCAAAAGAGCAGTTTGACCATTTTTTGAAACGGTATACTGATTGGAACCCTCGTCATTCGGCTCAACCGTAAAACCTTGGTTTTGAAGATCAGTGATGACAGAGTTGTCACCACCAACCTCAACCTCAATCAGCATCTTAGAAAACTTCATGGCTTAAATACGGACTGAGTTTGTTAAAAAGTCGCTGTAGGCGATTGGCAGACCCTTGTCCAGGTCCACCTTTGGGGTCCATGAGGTGATGTTTCTAAGGCGGCTGGAATCGAGAATCTTGCGAGGTGTGCCATCTGGTTTAGATGGATCCCACACAATTTCGCCCTTGTAGCCCACAACCTTGGCAACTTTGTAGACCAAGTCTCTGATTGAGATGTCAGAACCATAGCCAACATTGACCAAGCCACTGACCTCACTCATCTCTGCGAGACTAATAGCCGCATCAGCCAGGTCATCTGAGTAGAGAAACTCTCTAAGAGCTGACCCTGTTCCCCAGCAAGAATAGGTGGGATCACCTTTGATCTTGGCTGCATGCAACTTGGCGATAAGACCTGGAATGACGTGGGACGCTGTGGGGGAGTAATTGTCATTGGGTCCATACAGATTTGTGGGCATTAATGCCACATAGTTGAACCCATGTTGAACCCTAAAGGCCTCACACATCATGTAGCCTGCAATCTTAGCCACAGAATAGGCTTGGTTGGTGGGTTCCAATGGCCCAGACAGGAGCTCTGACTCCTTGATGGGTTGCTTGGCCATCTTTGGGTAGATGCAGGATGAGCCAAAAAAGACAAGACGTTTTACGTCACAAAACAAGGAGGCATGTATGACGTTGTTTTGAATCTGAAGATTGTCCAGTATGAAATCACCTGGACGTGTTGAGTTGGCCACAATGCCACCCACAGTGGCAGCCGCAAGATACACCACGTCTGGGGAGTGTTCCTTGAACCAAGCCATCACAGAGGCTTGGTCCCTCAAGTCTACATTGCGACGATCACAGGTAAGGACACCCAGATTTTTTCTGTTGGCCCAAGTGCGATTTAGGCCGCGAATTATCGCTGACCCCACGAGACCTTTGTGCCCAGCCACGAAAATCTTCATGGATCTAAGAACAAAATAGGTTTTGTATCAGGCTCCTTGCCACTTCCACTTGATCCAGGTATCACTCTCACGGGTGGCCGTGGACAATGGAATGTAGGGTGTGTTGGCCATTTTGAGAACCACACCCTCGATGGTGGGCATGTTGGCCCTCATTTTTGACAGGACTGATTGTGTGGGCTCATACAGCCAGTCAACACCCACTTGATCGCAGAGCCACTTGGCTTTGGCTTCACGCTCAGCGGGAGTGCTTCGGTCCAGACTCTGACCTTCGTAGGCCACCACCTCAAATGGGTAGAATTTCTTCTTGAAGACCTCGCCATCCAGCAGTGTGCCAGCTGGCAACTGCTTCCACTCAGTGAGGTCCACCGTCAGGCCATACCACCCACCGTGGCGATTAGCCACATGGATACCATTCTCGTTGACACCCACCTGAGCACGGTCCCCGTTGATCTTGAGCTGGACTGTCCACCCACCTTTGATGCGAGTGAAAATGTCCTTGACGTCTGTCTTAGAGGTGATTTGACGGCCACTCTTTGGCCGCATGGGAAACATGGGCATTGAGAGGCCAGGGAGAATTGCTTGCTTAGTCATGGGCCGAGTATACCCGGACCCAAGAAATTTGTAAACAAGTTTTTTTAAGGAGCGTACTGCTTGTTGCAGCCGATTTGTACGATTCTCATGGAAAGTGGAGCCAGCTGTCGGGATTGAACCGACGACCCTTCGCTTACAAAGCGAGCGCTCTGCCGCTGAGCTAAGCTGGCTAAATGAATGGCAGGCTCACCAGGAATCGAACCTGGAAAGCGGACTTAGAAGGTCCGTGTTATGTCCATTTAACTATGAGCCCGTGAAACCACCCTACGACTTGGTGTCTTCATGTACACCACGACGTTTAAGTTCACGCTTGATGTAAAAGGCAGCCTTCTGAAGATCTTCAATGGCATCAGCCTTGAGATCAGCCCGCCAGATGTACTTCATAGCATTGCCCAAGTTGAAGTTCATGTGCTCCACAATGTCAATGCACTCCACACCAGATGGATGACTGTTGTAATGGACTGGGTGATCTACTGGCGTGTTTCCTTCTTTAGTGACTGGCATACTATTGGATAAATGGTGAGTTTGGCGAGCGATCTCTTACTTCATGTGGAAGAACACAGAAGTTTGGGTATGCGTGAGGGTTGTGGATATCAGACACAAAACCAGGGTGCCTATAAAGCGCCTCAAACTGTTCCTCAGTCATTCCGGCCTGATCAGCATAGTGGTAGCTCAGGCCAAACTGTTTGTTGGCGTCTGAGACTCTATCACCTTTCTGTGAAACACGCCTCTTGAAAAAGTTGAAACCCAATTTAGGATAATGCAGGACTTTAAGTCTGTCAATGATGGGCTCGTGGTCAAAGGTGTTCTCACCAGGGACACGATAGCCAAACTCCTTGAAGTGGAAATCCTTCTTGTATTTGGTGTTGAAGGCCAGTCGCTTGACGCCTTCAATGGAGGGGTCAATGTAACCCTGTGGCACCAAGCGATGGAGCATGGCAGACGAGTCGTGCTTTGGAAACTCACGTGACAGCATCTGAATGTTGGTGGGTGATGGGAACGAGATGCCTTGAGAATCGTACCTCTGTAGCTTGGTCCTGACACCCATGGGGTGCCAAACAAACTCATCGCAGTCCACAACGAAAACCCACTCTGGCAGACCCTCAATCTCTTGAAAGAGACTACGCCAGCCATGTGTACGAATGTAGTGCAGTGACTGGTTGGGACACTGGGAGAAAGACGGATTGTAGATGTCGACAGTGCCAACAGATGGATTGACTCTTAGCTCAATGTGGCACGACGTTGTGCCCATGTAATTGAGAATGATCTCTCTGGAACGGTCTGTGGACTTGCCGTCGAAGAAGACAATGTAATCGCAGATGCGAGTGTAATAGTCCAGAAAGAATGGGAGCATGGGCTCCTCATTGTAGATGGGAACAATGGCTGTGATGTGCATGTCACTGAGCTATGATATGAACCGGATTGGACTTCCACACAGTCATAAGCTCACGCTTTTGGTCATGCGTCAAATCCTTGACTTTAATCTCTGTCTTAAGGGCCGTGGACTTGCTGTCGCATGTGACTGAAACGACAAACTTGAATGGCTGGCGACAGGCTGGTCTCAGGTATTTGGCCCCCTTGCCAGAGATGTGCTTCTTGAGTCTACGCTCAATGTTGATTGAGACACCAGTGTAGATGGTGTCATCTGCGCATTCAATCATGTAGATGCTCCAGACGCTCTCACCACTTTTGCGGGTCATGTGATTCATGTGAAATTGGTAGGGACTACAGGACTCGAACCTGTGACCATCACCGTGTAAAGGTGCAGCTCTACCACTGAGCTAAGTCCCTGGAAGGTGGAGCGGGGCCCTGGATTGGTTACCAGGACTACAACCCATCTGATCAGGATGAGCTTAACGTGAGCTAGGTACCAACTCACGAAACGGTTTAACGAACCAGCGTGCTAATTACACCAGCCCCGCAAAAGTGGTCGGAATGACAGGATTTGAACCTGCGACGTCTTGCTCCCAAAGCAAGTGCTCTACCGGGCTGAGCTACATTCCGTTCTCATTGAAAGAACACTCTTAAGGTACAACCTCAAGTCAGTTTAGTGAAACTATTTCATCTGCTTTCAGATTTTTCTCGCTGTAGACATGAAGCACTCCTCTGTTGTCCTCGACCACCAGTCGAATGGCTCCTGACAGCTTGGTAAAGACAGCCACGACAGTTCCTTCAAAGGTGTAGTCACCACCAACCTTTGAAACCTTGTCACCAATATTGAATTTAGCGTCCATGTTAGTATTGCTTGAAGTTACTCATGTTGGCCTCCTTCAGCTTCATACCTGAGGTAGCCAACACCTGGTTAATTGCTGGGATGTTGGATGGGATGTGAGAGCAGAGACACGAGGAGGACCACAGGCGATACCAGGCACCCATAAGCACTGGCTCACCATTGATGATCGTCATGACTGGGTTTCCAGAATCACCCCCAATGCATGGCTCATAGAATGGAGACAAATTGGATTGGGTTGGTGCTGAAATCTGAGCGTAGACTGCACCATCTGAGTTTTGAAGAGTGTCAAAGACACCAATCAGGGCTTTCTTCTCTTGATCAGAGCAAAGCATGGGAACTTTGGGTGAGCCCGCGTTCCAGCTCAAGTACTTGCTGAAGTTGGCCGGCAAGACGGAGTAGACCTTCAAGGCATCAGACACGGTCGAACTTAGCTCGCCGATCATGATGTCGGATCCAGCAACCTGAGTTGTCTTGATCACACTGTACTCATAGGCGTTGTTTGCCTTGTCAACAAAGTAGACTTTGAATGGAACTGCGGGATATGGAACGTGATTGGCCAGAAGCAAGTGCTTCTTGGTAATAAGAGTGCCACCACCCACACCGCCCAGGCCAAGGATGGACACCACAGCCCCAGTCATGTCCACAGATGTGGCCCAGCAGTTGAGGTTGCGAGTCCACTTGAGTGGGTGAACATAGCCAGAGAAGAGAGGCTTCTCCCTGTTTGTGCCACTAACCAGAGCGTTGAAAGTGCCAGTGATTTGGTCAATCAGGTCAACTTGAGCTGGTGGTGTTGGTAGCTTCGTGGCACCCATCAGTGGGAAAACACTGCCATTGGTGGAATCCACCGCGATGTAGCCCGCGTTGGGTACTGTGTAGATGTAGAGAGGCGGATACTTGACAGAGTACAGCGGCTCTCTGAGCAGAACGACCGTCCACTTGTCATAGCCAGCAGCAGTCAGGTACTGCTCAGACTCAACCTGGGACATCTTGATTGGCGGGTGAATCACACAATCGTCCATGTAAGGTGAATCAATCGTGGTGATACTGATCTTGCCTCGGCTGGTGCAGTTCACCATGATGGTGTCGTACTGCTCATTACCTCTGAAGATGCAATGGATAAAGCTAAGGCCCTTTGGCGATGAAGCCTGGTAGAATTTGGCTTGTTTGGTGATACCAAGCGCTGTTTTCCAGCACAGGTCTAGCATTTGGTTGAAGTCTAGTTGGGCCATAAAAGATTGGACAGATAGATGGGTTGGTCATGACCCCAACTACAATTTAACTGCTCCTTTTCCGTGTGCTTGCGTCACAGCCTCTATGGTCACCCTCAGCTCAACAAGCACTTACGTTACACGAGTCAAGAGTACAGAGCTAAGCTGTCTTTCCAGCTGTCAATGTGTGTCAATGAGTCGACCGGGTTCTCCCAGTCCGTGTACCACATCGCTCGTCTGTCTGTCCACCTATAAGAACAAGGCATCCACTGGCTATCTGGGGTCGAAGTCGGTGTCCTCCAGCCGGCGCTTCTGAATCTCAGCCTCATCGCTCATGCACCAGCGGTAGCCAGACCAAAAACCAAACATGAAGACACAGGTGAATAGTACAACGTAAAGCACAGGGTGCATCTTGAGCAGAGAGGTAAGATTTGTAAACACTTACTCCGTGTGTGGCTGCCAAGGTTCAGATGGTGTGAACTGGCCCACCAAGGCTTTGGCCTCAGAGTCATAGGAGCCCAGTTGTTCCAGCAACTCAACAATAAGATTCACTAGGCCATCACGAGTCCGAATTACATACGCATTTAACGGCTCGTCCTCTAGACTTACCATATCAAAGATATAGCTGTGTATCTCGCGGGTCAGATACGACAGTCTGTATTCTCTGTTTCGGTTAAACAAATCTCTTAACCTATTTCTTACTCCTCCTACGGGCTGTAGCAACTCATAACGTGTGTCTTTGAGGTCTTGCAAAGCTCGGCCGTGTATGATGTCACCAACCAGGTCGTTGCCGGCCCTCTCGACATCAAGCATGTGGCGAAGCAGTGACTTGAGTTCTTGGGTCAACTCTTCCCTGTAAGGTGACCAATTGTCTGCGGTTTCTTCGCCATTCATGATCTAATTACGCATCTTGTACGGCTTCACGATGTCACCTCTGGCAATGGCTCTGGCAAAGATCTCTGGGGCTTCCCTTCGGAGGTCAGCCGTCAGTTGGCTGACTGTCTTGAGCTCTGATGATGTGATCTTCAGTGGCTTCTGGTGGTTGTTAAGCTTGGCCTTCTTCTGTGGCACATGACCGGTTCTGGCTGGTTGCATCTTATTCAAATCTGAGTTTTGTCTTGGTTAGGTTCTCTGTAGCACTCAAGGTATCGTTGATACAATCAACAAGATCTTTTCTGTATTTCTGTATTTCCCAATCTCCGCTGTCGAATTCCAGACTTTCAATCCACCAGAATGAGTACTCTGAAATTTTCTGGAGTCTCATGCTTTCAGCGTAGGTCCACACTGCTGAAAGCATGAGCAACTCCCAGAGCTTTTCTCTAAGCTTTTGAACTTGGCCATAAACTTCAAGGCGTTGTTCATCCACATCTGAAAATGGGCTGCCTCGTATGATTCGGCCAACTAGATCGTCTGCCTCGGTGTAATTCTCAGCCAAGTCCCTCAGGCCAATAAGCACCTCGGCCATTTCTCTTCGGGTCTTGTCGTAGTAGTCCTCTGACATGGTTTAACTACAAAAAGAAGGCCCACCTCGAGGTGGGCCAAAGTCGAGTGGTGGGATTTTTACCTAGCATGGATACCACTTAAGGGTCTCCTCGGTGCATTCCTGCATCCTTAGCGTCTGTCGTTTCCGCCACACTCAACTAAATGGTGGACCTGGAGAGAATCGAACTCTCGTCTTGGCAGGGACTAAAAGAGACGTGAATCACATGCTTTAGACATCTGTGAATTAGCACAGCTTAGCCGATGTCCGCTAGGCTGTGCTTTTACCACTGAGCCCAGTGATCAAGTCAACCAGCACGCCTGATTGATCGTGTCTCGCAATTTTCGCCCACACCCCTTAGCGAGCATCCAGGGGTGGACGGTGTGGCTTAAGCCACAGCAGCTTCGGTCTCAGCAACCAGAGCGCCGCCCTCAGTGAGGAACTCATCAGCATTATTGATGATGTAGTCCGCCTGGGCGAGGAGGCTCTCCACGCTAGCATCGACTTCCGCGTCAACAGCAGTATTGGCAGTTGATGTTTTAATGGGTAGTTTTAACGAGGCCAACCATCATCCTCGGCATGTGGTCTACAATCGGCATCTGCCAATCGAAACCAGTACAGGCCCAAAATTTGAAAGAACGAACTGAAATTAAAGCTGGCCAGTTGGCAATGAAGAAAACAACTGGCCAGCGGGGGATAACTACAGGTTAACCCTCCACCAGCGCTGTGGTTAGCAGCGACATTCTTAGTTTAACACCCTGAGATGAGGTGTAAACTACTTATTCGAAGTCTTCGAAACCTCCAACTGTAAAACCTTCAAAACGATCCCATGGGCTAACATCGTAAAAGGCTATCTCCCTGAGCTCATCCGTAAGTTTGTCACAGGCGTCCAAGATAACGAGAGCAGCATCAATAGCTGGGAACCTAACCGCCGCGGATCTGTTCCACTCTCTGTCATTGCTATGGCCACCTTGTTGGGTGTGGTGCATAGCGATGAGTTGATCGAGGCCTTTGGACAATTTTTGGATGTGATCAGACGTAACAAATGGACAACCGCCCAAGAGATTATGGACCCATGTTTCGTGGCTTAGCATCTGATCCAGGCGATTTTTCATGGCCAACAGATTGGCCTTGGATGAGAGCGGGCCCACGATAACCATCTCAGCAATGGTTGCAATGTCCATTGCTTCTTGGTCCTGTACCTCTGTGATTATTCGATCGACTCTGTTCATGAGGTAATTACGCCTTTACTCTAGATTTAGGCACAAACTGATAGTTCCTTAAAAGTCGACAGTGAACACACACCTTTCGTCCGTCAAACAAGGTCAAATCAAATTGGTGTCCAACTTTTTGACAGTGGGCTTTTTTACGGGACAAAAGCTGATCTCTCTTGGCTTCAGCGGCTTTGTCTTCGAGTTCCTCCTCGAGGCTCTTCTTTTTATTCCTGCCAGGACGCAAGTCACCCAGACTCAGAGCACCTATTGAGCCATGGCCATAATTTCCGTACTCTAGAAGAAATGGGCTGCTTCTGTTCATAGGTTTTTCTTGAAATCCTCCCAGTACGAAAGGGTAGCCACTGTCTGATGGCCACTTGGTCCACCGTTATGAACTCTTGCCATCTTCTTGTAGTCCATGCTTCTCAGAGCATCTGGCACATGGCGACTGAGGTATGCCCTCACAACCTTCACTGAGTAACCCCACTTGTTGCAATCTGAGTATTTGCCACCGATGCTGGGATCTGCCTCCAGCGCATCGAGCCAGTACTTGTAATGGATCTGCAAGGGCCCAATTGCTCGGCCATTATCACCTGGCTTCACGCCTTTCTTCTGGCCTCTGGCTTCGACCTTGTTCAAAACTTGAACAAAGGTATGGAAGTCCTTGGCCTCTGACTTGAGGGCGAGTGCCAACACCAAGATTGCAAGGGTAGTTTTCATGCATGAATGGGGGTTAGACTGTCCATGATCTTGGCAAGACAGACATCGGGTGTAAACAAAAATGTGTTTACCTCAAGAAAGTACTGGACGGGCGGTTCGTAGTAAGTCACATGGTGGGCTGTCTTGTGATTGGGCGGCGTGGGCAAGTAGACCTCAAGCACATCATGCTCTGTCTTGAACCTGTCACGTTGGTCTCTAAATGGAGCCACAGCCGACACCACGCAGTACTTGTTATGCCTGTGGGAGACCACTGCCATTTCCTGAATGAGATCTATGTTCTCGCGGCGGCCTAACTCTGAGTAATCATTGTTGCCCACAAGCTTGCGCACCACGTCGCCATCAATCCAAGGACACTTGAGCTCGGTGCTAAGCATTCGAGCTAGTGTAGTTTTCCCTGACTTTGGTTGGCCTGTAAACCAGATGATCATTGGATATGGTAACTACGACCAGCCCCATGCTTTTCGAGAGCGAAAGATGGAGTAATCACAGTTTTCTACATCCATGCAGAATAAGCTTTCTTGCGGAGGGTAGAGATAGACAAGGGCACGATCGGTCTCACCGTTGTCCAGGACAATTGGCAACCACTTAGCTTCATAGCCAGCATAAACCTCCATGGAATGGATGGGCATAAGGTCCTCCTCGTCGATCTGATAGAGCTCGCCACGCAGTGGCTTGCCGCCCTCGTCCTTCCACGTGAATGGAATGCCATGGCTGCGGTGAACCATCAACCGCATGTTGTCGATGGTTCGACCATCACAGATGTGCTTGGCATTCCTCATCAAGTCATGGTTATGAAAGCCACGACGAAGGGTGCCATAGACAAAAAGCTTGTAGGTCACTTACTTATTGGGGTTGTAGCCGTGGCTTGTCACAAAGGCCAGAATGTCGTTGACCTGAGCGTTAAGTTCCTTGAGCCTGTCAGCCACATGGGCCAAACCCAAGTGAAGGGTTTTATTCTCCAGAGCCTGAGCCTGAAAACTAATCTCCAAGTCTTTGAGACGGCGATCCAAGTCAGGCTTTGGCATCAACTCCAAGTTAGACTGGCTTGGCTTTGGCTTGCTTGGCTCAAGTACGACGGCAGTTTCCAGTGGCAATGAGCCTTGAACCTCAGTCGTTTTCTCCTGACTTGCTTGGTGCCGAACATTGGCAACAACCCACGAGTACAATGGCAGATTGTAGTGTGGTCGACCAGAGTTCGGCCAGTCACGAAGTTTCAGGCTTGACACGACATTCACCACGATGCTGTAGGTGGTGTTGTTCCTGAGCAAACCGTATGGCTCTGATACCCAGATGTTTGGGGTAAGACTGGTCTTGGCTCTACGACGTTCTGGGCTCAAGACCCTTTGGGCCAAAAAGAGAAGGGTGGTCCAATCACTCCTTGGGTGTGTTTTGGCAACGGCCAACTCCACGAGTCGTTGCTCAACTTGCTTAATCTCTGATTCTGTCCAGCGAATTTTCATAAGTTGGTGTCTGATTACAGGCGTGAGTATACTTGACTTGAAGGTCAATGTAAACAAAAAGCCCACGGATCTCTCCGTGGGCTTTGCTTGGGTGTGTTAACTTACTCAAGCTTCGCTAGGCAGTCTCATGATCTTGATTGAATACCATTGCCAGTTAACTGGGTGTCCCACTTTGGGCGTGGGCATTTCCTGAAAGTCTTGGCCTTTCAGAGTAATGGCCGTGATCGAGTAAGGTGTAGTCCGTTGAACAATGAATTGAAATTCACGTTTGTTTTCTCCAACAATTCCCGTGATAAGGTCTCGTGGTTGCAGGTCATCGCCTATACCACGGCCGATCAACGATTTCAGCATGTTGGCAATCTCAACTCGCTTTCCGGCCTCTTTGTTGCCACCAGCTGTAGTGACCATTTTAACAGTCACAGGAACTTTGTAGGAATGTTCCAGAAGGATTTTCATTAGTTGTCAGCAACTAAATTCCTCAAATGGCCTATTGCATCTTGCTAATCATAGTAGACAACTGGTGAGTTGTAAGCAACAAGTTGTGAAGGAGGCTTTGCAATTCGGCCTTGGTAATATGGACTTTGGTCTCAGGATCATAGTAGTGCGAAATCCTGTAGAATCCCAGGTTATTTGGGTTTGTTGGCTCGCTGAATGTGTAGGAGAGATCCTTCAACTTTTCCATGTGGGACTTGCAGAAGAAGATCAAGTTTTCCTGGTTCTTCTCGTGGCCCTTGAAGAGATAATTCTCTACCATTCGAGGTCTGCCATTCACCTTAATCTCTCGTGCAGGTTGCCAAGGGAGGTTGTATCCATTCTTGATAAAGAATGTGTGTTTATGGGTGGTATCCATACTGTGTGCTGTACTATCTGTGGTCATTGAAGTGTTTTTCAATGACAGGAATCTGATTGTTCCCATAAATCAGAACAGCACCTTATGGACTCGGATTCAATTGGATTCTTGAATCTCAAGCCAACGGTCAAACACCAACTGGCCATCACACTGACCATCGAAATTCTTGACACCGTGACTCACGTAGTCAAAACTCTCCTGTTGAAGGAAAGCAATGATGGCAGGCAGATATCGATCGTCAGGAGGACACTGGTTTCGAATGCCACGAATCTGGGTGATGACAGGCTTATCGACCTTGCCACTGTAGGAACTCTGTGTCAGTGACAGCTCCATGTCCACCTTAGGAAGGCCATCGCGAAGGTCGATCAGTGAGAACTGTCGCTGAGCCCCAGTCTTCATCCTCTCAGCATACTCACGATAGCAGTACTCCAGGCAATGTTGCATGGCCACGCCTTCATGATAGAGAAACTCAGGATCAGCCGGCATCTCCATGATGAAGTAGTGGCCGTGACGGAAGATCGCTCGCTTGATCTTCTCAAAGAGCGGCATGGGCGTTTGGAACCTTGGGTGTTTAGACATCATAATCTCGCTTAGCAATTTTGGCCAAAAATTCATAGTGGGTAAAGCTGTAAGCCTCCAAGACTTTGTCAAGCAGGCACCACTTCTTACCATCGCTGATGACCCTCACAGTCTTGTCAACGTATGCACCATCAGGTCGACCAGGAATGAATGCAGCGACCACTCTGTCACCACCAGCCTCGCTGATCCTGATAAGATCCTCGATACCTTTCTGGTCGGTGGTGTCAGGCTTGAGGGTCAGCTCAATCTTGTTGATGGTCGCATAGGCTTTGAAGCTTTCAAAGAGATCAGCTGCATGCATGATCCAGTCCATCTGGCGATTGCCAGCGATAAGGATGCAGGTGAGTTTGCTCACAGTTCTTATTTGCGGTTGACCAAGATCTTCATCAATTCGTCCACATCAAATCGACAAGATCCATTGAAGACGATGGTTTTATTAGAGTTAGAAAACGTGTAAATAGATTCGACTTTTGTGGCATTTCTAAGGAGCTCCTTTTCAAGAAACTTACGGTTTTTATCCTCAATCCAGATTCGTTGTTCTTCGAGCGTGCGGATATCACCTTCCTTTGTAAAAACCTGGTCCTCTTGGGCCTTTGTCATTTTAGTAGGATCCACCAAAAGTGTGTCTCCTTTGTCAACAAGTAGTTTGATTCTTTCTTTTGCACACAACTCTTGGACGGAAAATGGCAAGTGGATAAGCTTACGAACTCCTGGATTTTCCCAATAGTGCATGAAGCTGTGATAAATCTCACCACGGCCCAATCGTGCAAAACGTCGAACAAGAACTGCTGGACATCTGCCATCAGTGAGTTCATCAACCACGTCGGGGAATTTTGGATTTTTTGCCACGGCTTCAGCCACAATGCGGGCTGCTTGGAGGAACAGTCCAATCCCTTTGTTAAAGGCATCTGTGAAAGCCCGAGCAGAATCAATCGTAGATTGATCTAGGCCACCATTAGTAATTTTTTCTTCTGACAGTTTGATAAGAGTCGTATTCATGTCTTGAGTACTTTCAAGCGACGGGTTTGCTGTGTAAACAAAATTCAGAAAGGGCCATCATTCTCATGAGATTTTTCGCTCTTTTGCGCGCATGGTACCAGGCATAGGTCCACTTACGGCTCTTCTCCCGGCTCTTCTCCACGTCGATCATGTACCTCACTCGTGACCGCGCCCTGATCTTATCCATGTTGGCCTCACGCCAGGTTTTTACCCGTGCTATGATCTTGTCCTTGTAGACCTTATGATAGACCTTTTTACTTGCTCTGACTTTTTCCTTGTTGGCCTCACGATAGGCCCTATTCTTTGCTGATATCTTCTCCTTGTTGGCCCTATAATGGGCTTTAGCATAGGATCTCCTCTTATCTTTGTTGGCCCGCCTCTTCACTAAGAGCTTCTCCTTATTGGCCCTATAATTGGCTTTACGTTGAGATCGTACTTTCTCCTTGTTGGACTCACGATAGGCCTTTTGCTGGGCCGAAATCCTCTCTTTGTTGGCCGCATAGTAGATCTTACGGAAGGCACTGTCCTTTATGCGTAGCTTCTCCTTATTGGCCTCACGATAGGCCTTATGGTAGGCCTTACGTTTTTCAGGACATTTAATAGGCATAAGTCAGGTGGACACTTTCTGTCTTAAGTTTTGCTATATAAACAAAATTCAGAAAGGGCCATCATTCTCATGAGATTTTTTGCTCTTTTGCAACCATTCCACAAGTCCATAGATCTCGTCCTTTGTCTAGCTCTAAGTTTATCTTTGTTGGCCTCATAGTAGGTCTTCAGATGAACTCTATTTTTATCTCTGATTTTTTCCTTGTTGGCCTCACGATAGGCCTTCTGGCTAGCTGAGATTTTTTCCTTGTTGGCCTCACGATAGGCCTTTTCTCTTGCCAATATCTTCTCCTTGTTGGCCTCACGATAGGTCCTATTCTTTGCCGATGTTTTCTCCTTGTTGGCCTCACGCCAGGCCTTTTCCCTAGCTGAGATTTTTTCCTTGTTGGCCTCACGATAGGCCTTAAGCCAGGCCTTACGGTAAGCTTGTTTTTCGTCAACAGTAGCACTACTCATGTGGGTGCTTACATCGATTGGTAGGTTTCTGACTTCGACCAGGCAGAACTCCAGGCGTCATAGTCAGGATAGACCTCTGACTGGCTGACCTTCTTGACCGTGGTCTTGCCGCCGAAGATCGGGCCAAGATTCACGGTGTTTTTGAACACGGCACGAACTTGCATCCAGCCGGTCTTGTACTTGACGATGGTTCCCTTTGAAAAATTAGCATTCACGGGTTGGAGTATACCTGGACCTCAGGCACTTGTAAACAAAATTCTAGACTTATTCGATGGGCACCAACCTGTAGTCGTAGCTGTCGACGTAGCCAGTCTCCCAGTTCAGACGTTCATTGATTGTGATCACTCTGTACAGGCCATCCTCAACTTCGTCGAGGTTGACGATTCGTGGCATGACCTCGTCAGCACCAACCATTGAAACATCCTCAAACAGGAAGTCGTGGCCTCTGCTCAGGCGTCTCATGACCCTGACTGTGGTCTGACGTACAAGAGTTCCTGAACGTGGCGAGTAGAAACTAGTCTGTACTCTGACGACCAGATTTGGCCGTGGTTCGTTAGAGCAGGAAGGCCCCACAAGTATTGCATCCATAGTGCATGTTGTCATCCCAGAGATCATTGCTGCCACACTTGCTGCATCGGCCAGTGAAGTGGCCCGTGGGCTCAGCATTTGGGTTGTTGGCCCGTTGCTGAGGCGTCATGTTTTCAAGCCTCTGTCTTTTGGTCCGCTCGTCCCAGTAGGCGTCATCACCTTGCTTGGTGCGAAGGTAACTGAAGTCATTTGAATAGTAGTTGTCTGCCATAAATTCACAAGGATTCGTAGGCTTCGATGGCTTTGCTCTTGCCCTTGAGCTCGATGTCAAGGTCGAACAAGGCACCATAGTCGTTGGCACGGCGAGTGGGCATCTCGCAGTGGGCACGATGGTTAGAATTGGTGGGGTCAGGTTCGGAGTAATGAAAGAGTGGACGAACCGCACCCCACGAGGACAGGGCCAGTGAGAAAGCCTGGTATTCTGACCATTGTCCAGGATTGCACATGTGATGGTGGTAGTCGAATGTGATAGGGCCCTTCCAACCGAGCTGAAAGAGAGTGTACGTATTCCACTCGCCCTTGTCGTCATTCTCCAGAACCAACCGGTGGCGAACTGGGCCAGACATACGATCGAGACTGGCCTTGAAACGATCCATGGTGGCTTCCAGGCCGCCGGTGGAACAGCCCATGTGAATGTTGATGGGCGATTCGTGGCCACGTGGAGCACCACAGAGGTCAAGAATTTGAGAGGACAACTCCAACTCTGAGAGAGCTGCTGTGACTGTCTTGGGGTTGTCAGAGCCAGGGATGCAGAAGGCCGTGGGGTGCATGGACAGACGAACACGGCCACGTTCATTCGCGATACCAGCAAACACCTTTTGGATAAGTGGCCACAGCGGAAGTTCGTGTGGCTTGAGCTCAAAACCTGGCATGCCCATGAGAGGGAACACCGTCTGAGGAATGCGGTAGTTCCAGCCACGCTGCTCGCAGAGGTTGATCATTGCACGGATCTGACTGACATTGTGCAAGACAACCTCTGCGAGTTTCTGAGGACCGTCAGAGCCAGCTTTCTTGTAGCTGGCGAGGGTCATGGTTCGAAGTGGGAAGGTGCGATCGTTGTCCCACATGCAGCAGAGGCCAAGGCGTCCAGTCATCAGGACGAGAACCTTACTTGGACCCTAGGAAATTGTAAACATTATTCGTGGATATTTATGTCTCTGTCAACAAGAGCCTGAGTCAAGTAGTTTCTTGTGGCCTCCAAGGCCTCGGTGGCTGTGGCAAAGTTGTGGCCGTGTTTCAGCCAGTCTCTCAACTGGTTGTCCACCTCACTCAGAACGGAGCACAAGTTTAGACCTTGCACAGCTCTTTTGCATTCGTTGGTTTCTTCAGGAAGATTAAACTCCAGGTTTATTTTCACGGCTGAAGTCTATCCAGCAAAAAATCGGTGTACAAACTAAAAAGGCTATTTCGTTTTTATTGACAATACACGCGGGGTAGATAGTGTTATAAAACAGCGCTCTGCATTGAATGGAAAACCTTGTGTGCCGCTTATGTTCGTTTTATAGTCTTAAACTGTCTTAATAGTCTAATCTATCTAGCTAAAAGAGACAAAAATAATGAACCGGTTCATCTTATTTGTGGTACCTAGTGCTTATACCCCGCGTGACTTGGTTGTGTCTTATAATTCGCGGGGTAGATACTAACATGGAATGGCGCTCTGCATTGAAAAAATCTGGCAATGGACTTATGGACTAACGCAAGTCTAGAGAAGCCGTTATGAAGTGCAGCAGACGACCCTCACTGACAATGGTGTCTAAAGCTTTCTTGGCAGTGGTGCTGTCACCATCCTTAAACATAACCACGTCAGTGATTCGCTGTATCTGATAGGTGGTCTCAGACTCGTCATAGTGGACAATCGCCACCTTGTCTATGCCTAGGTCCTCGTAGAAAGAGGGAGCTGTGTTGATCTGTGTGGCTATTCGAGGTGACTCAATCTTAAGAAGCACAGGGACCAGAGAGCCTTTGTTCCGTATTTGAAATACAAGGCCGTTAGCGAAGTCCAATTCGTCTATAGAAGCCACACCCTAATTACAAGAGGTTCTTGTCAGAGTGAAGAGACTAGTCTACACGGTCACATTCGGTTCAGTCTTCCACGACATGGCCAAGCTGACCCATCCACACATCAGGAAGTATGCAGAGAGACACAACTACAACTGGCTCTTCCAGCAGATTGCTGTGGACAGTGACAGACTGAGATCCTTGGGCCGACTAGGCTGAGAAGGAGATGATACCCTTGTTGGTGCTGTCACCACGCTTGGAACTGAGCAAGTTGTTTAGTGTGGTAAGCAGCTCACTGATTCCAGGTGCTGTCTGGTCAGTCTCAGAGATCTGGCTGATGATCTGGCCAAGAACCTCAGGCCCAACATTCTTGGGCACAATAATCACGCCAAGGGCAGTGTTGGAGACTTCGAACTTCTCGAAGATGTCAGGATACTTCTCTGCAAACTTCTTGGCAAAGAGGGTGACGTTGAAGCACCACTTGTTCTCAGTGTCATCGACTGGGCTGAAGAGGATCTGGTCATAGGTCGCATAGATCTTGAGGACCTCGCTCTCTTCAAGACCAGACTCTTTGACCACAGCAGGAAGTGATCTGATGGCCGACGGGTACTTTGGATTGACAAAGCACTTGAAAACCTTGAGCTCATTCGGCGTGAAATCACGGAGGATGTCTGACATGCTAGCCATGGTAAGACTTGAGTTGACCAGGTAAACCTGATTTTATCTACCAGTAGGCTAACTCCAATCGATCCATAACCTCAACTTTTTGAGGACGATCAACGGGGTCTGGGTAACACCAGGCCCCGTTGAAGTATTTCCTACAGTCGGTGTGTTCAGGCTGTTTGGCCCACCTTGAACCCATAAGGCCAAAGAACAGCTGAGTGGTTCCACATAGTGTGATGCCAACCTTGCCAGAAAGTTTGGCATGTTGAGCAAGTGCAGGGGCCATGGATCCTGCACCTATCAAGGCCACATCGTAGTCCACCTCAGACATCAACTCACAAAGGTGCTCCACTGTGCCATGCCATGTGGGTTGGTACTGCCTGTCGTCGATAGATGGATTGTAAGGTGATCGAATCACATCCGCCAGATTGAACGGCGCTATGATGTCCCTGTGTTGGCCCCATATCTGGTCCATGTTTGGCCATTGCTTCCTTATGCTGTGGTAGTGGGACGAGACCACCAACACACGCTTGTTGGCCAACGCCGTGGTCCAGGGTCTGTCATACTTCAACAAGGTACCAGGGTCAAGTATGCTGATACCTTCCAACCCACTGAACTGGGGCTTGTTCACACAACCACATTCCTCTTGAAAAGCCACGTTTCTGGACACGTTGCCTGATATGTCCACCCAACCCACAACATCAGCCGCCTGTATGGCACCTATCATGGTGGACTTCCATGTGGTCAACACATACTCAGGTGTGGTTGGATAAACACCACCATAGGCCAACCAACCATCATTTATGTGTGGCCATGGATCCACAATCCTGTTGTGAAGTGACTCCAACACATATCCCTCTGTGTTGCCTATACGAACCAAGGAGAAAGGTTCTGATGACTCAAGTTTAGTCCTAATCCAGTCGTTGATGTCCACAACTAGATACCAAAAGTGGGTGTCAGGCCACTCAGCCTGACACCCACTAACTGCAGATGACTAACTACCCAGATGCAGGACGCGTGCATCTGTTCTAAAGAACTAGATAAGCCACTTATCGGCGTTATTTTTTGTCCAAAGGATTGTTGACTTCAGCGACTCACTGAGTGGCATTGGTATCTTCCAACCCAACGACTTCATCTTAGAATCGTCCAACGCGTAGCGCATGTCCACACCAGGGCGATCACTCTTATCTGGGCTTACCATCACATAGTTCAACTTCTGGCCAAGAGTATCAGCAATGATAAAGGCAACTTCAAGGTTGGTCAGTTCCATCTCACCAGCGATGTTGTACTTCTCGCCAGCTCTTGATCCATGCTTCAGGATGTGAAGGACAGCAGCAGCCACGTTGCGAGCATGGATGTAGAATCGGCTGGAGCTTCTGGTACAAGTTTGGTCAGAGTGAATGAAGACTGTCTCACCGGCCATGACCTTGCGTATGGTCATGGGCACAAACTTTTCAGGATCCTGTCTCTCACCAAACACATTCATGGTGTGAGTGTTGATGACTGGCAACCCATAGGTGTTGTGAAAGGCCACACAGAATTCCTCAGCTGCGGCCTTGGACGCAGCATAGGGATTGCCGCTGTTGTAGCGGTCGTCCTCCTTGAATGAGACGCCGTCTGGTGCTGGACCAAAGACCTCATCAGTGGAGAAGTTGACAAAAGTCTTGAGGTTTTTCAACCCACGAGCATACTGAAGGAGATTGACTGTACCCACCACGTTGTCCTCAACAAAGGACATGGGGTCACTGATTGACCGATTCACGTGGGATGCTGCAGCCAGGTGAAGGATGATGTCAATCGGGCCGATGTTGCGTGCCACTGACTGGTTGATACTGGCACGGAGGTTGTGGTAGACCACCTTGAGCCGATGCTTGTTTGCATCAAAGCACTCGATGTCAGTGATCCTGTTGAGATTGCCAGCTGAATCCAGCCGGTCCAACACGACTATCTCCCAGTCAGTGTTTTTCCACAGGTGCTCAAGAAGATGGTGGCCTATAAAGCCAGCCCCACCAGTCAGTAGTACTCGCATGGATGTAAGAACACGGCAATTTAACCCACAAGATCCTCTGGGTTATCAGCAATGTCCTTGGCCACATCAGTGGTAGCATCAGAAATGGCCTGGCCAACAGCATCTGAATCAGAAGCTATCGACTGGCCAATGCTCTTGCCTTCTGCCTTCCACTGGGCTCTGTCAGTGGACTTAAGGGCATGCTTTGCATCTCTGGCCTCCTTTCTGGAGTCGCCACTCTGGATGTCAGCTTTCTTGGTTTGTCTCGCCTCTTTTCTATCAGCGCGGCGTGTCTTAGCGGCATTACCCATGCCTTATTTACACTCCTTCTAAGGATCACGCCTTCATGATGTGAGCCGGGATAGCACCCATCGAGTGGTCGTAGTTCTTGGCCGAGACCAGTTGCAGTGGCTTCAAACCAAGCTTTGGCCTGACCTCATTCTCCATGGCGTCGCGAAGCGAGACCAACTGCTTGGGACTGAGGTCGTCGGTGTAGACAAATGACACATACTCGCCTGGAACACCCTTGTAGTAGTCCATGGTCTTGGAGTAATCGATGTCGACTGAGTAGAGCTTGTCTCCATTCTTGGCCGTGTAAACCCAGTGAGACTCACCGAGTGGGTGTGGAACCTGGACAGAAGCGTCAAAGTAAGGTGAACCAGGCAGGACTGTGATGATGGTCACATCGAAGTCCTCGGGTTGGACCTTGAGAATCCACTGGCGCGTGGCGTCCACAGTTTCCTCAGTCTCACCAGCATGACCGATGGACATAAGGGCCTTCATGTGGATGCCGTACTTTCTGGCCACGTCCAAGCACCTGGTGTTGTCGTCCACAGTGGCCTTCTTGTTGATGTTCTCGAGAATTCTTGGTGAGCCACTCTCAAAGCCAGAGAGCAGGGTCTTGAATCCAGCCTGTGCCATAAGCTTGGCATGGGCATCAGTGAAGAGCTCACTCTTGACAAAGCCACGAAATGCCAGACCCTTGCCCAACCTGTCTTGCATGTCGATAAGGGAGGTCATGAGCTCAGTAAAGGCATTGTTGATGTTGAGCTCATCATCATAGAACATCACACCCTCAATGCCATACTCCTTGACAAGGTGTTCGATCTCAGCAACCACATTCGTGGCACTGCGAAGGCGAATGCGTCTGAATGTGGGAGAGTTACGGCCACTGCAGAATGCACAGGCCATGGGACAACCCAGCTGACCAATCACTGAGAGTGACCTCTTGCCACTGATATCATAGTGATAGGAGCTTACGTCAACCAGGTCTCTGGCAGGCCATGGACTGTCATTGAACTGGTCATGGGTCATGAAGAGACCAGTCTTGGGATCATCAGCGTCCAACCAGCCACCACCTCTCTCAGTCATCTCCAGTGACTGTTTGAAGGCCAATTCACCATCGCCGGTCACTACTGTGTCTGCGCAAGCCAAAACACGCTGGGCATGCATCCGGGCTCTTGCCAGACCTCTCTTGTCTGCACTCATCACCATGGTGGGATGTGGCCCACCCAGTATGACTCTGTGGCCATGGGCTCTTAGCTTGCCACAAATCTCAAAGACAGAGGGGAACTGAGGTGTGGTGGCAGTAATGGCAAAGATGCTGTTGGGCTTGGTGGACTTGAGAACGTCATCGATGACGTCCATGTAGTTCCTTACGCCAGAGAGGTCCAACACGTGTGGAGTGTAGCCAAGCTGCTTGGCCACTGCAGCAACCTTGAGGATGCCAAGTGACATGAAGACCCTCTCGTCAAGGAGAAAGGGTGATGGAGGAATGATAAATGTCATGGCTTCAGAAAAGTGTCGTGACCGTGACCATAGTTGAACAGGAATTGTTTGACGCGGCAGTCAAACTGTCTCAGAAAGGTGTACCGAAAGATGTGATCACCCCATCGGTGAATAAAGATGCCACCGCTCATGTCAATGTGTTTGTACACCCTGGTGTGCAACTCACTGCGGAAAAATCTCAGGTCGAACACCTCCCAGTTGCTGTAGTAGACCTTGCCGATCTCGTCAGGTGGGTGGTAGACAAAACCCAGTGACTCAACGGCCTCCTTGAAAGTGTCATAGAACCCAGCATAGCAGGTGGGGTGATCGCCGTTCTCCATCCTGTAGCCGTACACAGCTTTCTCATCAGCCATGGCTTCAAACACATCATTGATGGGTTCAAGCAAGAATGAATCGGTGTCCAGTCTCAAGGCATAGTCGTAGTCAGCCAGTTCCCAACGTTTGAAGATCTCGCCAGAGAAGAAGCGACACATGTGTCGGTAGCCCATGGTGAATGGATAGGGTGTGACATCCACATAGAAGTCCTCCTTGATCTGGCATTGAATCTCAGGCGGATACTTTGGAAGCACGAACTCAACCAATGAGAACCTCACGTCATAGACCTCTGAGATCTGCTGGCGAATCTCCTTGCTAAGAGTATCCTCGTAGAATGCGTAGATTGGATACTTGGACAGGGCTTTTGATCTTGACAGAGACTCCAGGCTTTTCTTGAAATTCTCAACATCACTGGTATCCACTAGGTAAACAATGCACGCTTTCATTTGAAATTATTGGCCTTCCTACACTCATAAGTAAACCTGTCAGCCTTCCCAGCCTCTATGTTTACTCTCGTCAACTCGCCCACTTGGAACTTGACCCACTCATGGACAATGGGAGTGGAGTCTATATGAACAAGTCTACCAAGAGAACTAACAATCTCCGTCTGTTCGTTATCACAAAACTCTGACTTGTACACTGGGTTGTAGACGTAGCCAAAGTGGTCATAGCACTCCTTGCTCATGATGGGCAGAGTTATGAGGTCTCTCCAGGACTCACGAAGACGTGGCTCAGTGCGATAGTTTACCATCCAGGCATGTGGATTGCACTTGAAATCCCGCTTTATAGTGACGTCCCAACCCTCCTGAAGTGGAGTCATGTCATCAGAGGCCACCATCAGCAGGTCCCAACCACTGCTTGGAATGCCATGATTCACGGCTGCAACCTTGCCTCCAGGTGGTGTGACTGTAACATGCACACCCTTTGGCCGTGGTAGGTTGTTGGGCCACGGATCATCACTGTCAACTGTTACCAGAAAAGTGGTGGCTGGGTCCCTAGACAGTTCTATGTATCTGGACAAATTCTGTTGGAATCTCTCCCATCGCCATTTAGTTGGATACTTGACAAGCAGTCGCATGAGCACAAGAACATTCGTACACAGCGGTCACTGTGGTGACATCATCTCGGCATTACCAACCATCAGAGAGTCGGGTGGTGGCAAGCTTATCATCACCAACCATCACTTGGCACCGCATGCCTGGAGACCCATGAGAGGCCAGTGGTTTGAAATCCCATCAGCCTATGAGGCACTGAGGCCTCTGCTGCTCAGCCTGCCCTACATCACAGATGTGGAATGGCAGGACAACCCCACGGATTTCACCCATGACTTCAGAGATTTCAGGCGAATGTACCTGCCCACCCGATCTCTGGCGTTGGCCCATGCCATGCACCTTGGCCTGGACAGTGTGGACCTATCACCTTGGATCGATGTGAGTGGCTATCAGTCAGAGGTGGCCAAAAACAAGATGTCCGGCAAGGTTGCTGTCTCCAGAACCAACAGGCACCTCACTTGGGATTTCCCATGGGCCCACTTCCTGTCTCAGTATGAGTGTGTCTTCATCGGTCTGCAACACGAGAGAGAAATCTTCGAGAGGGAGTTTGGCACCAAGGTGGACTTCTTTCCCACTGCAAACTTCTTGGAGGTTGCAGTGGCCATTGCGGCCTCACAACACTTCATTGGCAACCAATCATGCCCATGTTGGATAGCCATGGCTATGGGTCACCCACTTACGCAGGAGACCATAGACATGTCACCAGACAGCATAGTGCAAAGAGACAACGCGGTGTTCATATCGTGTCTCACCACCAAGATAGACTAGGACAGATTCATGCTGTCCAGTGTTTGTTTTAGCGCCTCCTCAGTTACATTGAGGATCTCAGCAATGCGGCAGTTCGACTCGCCTCTGCGTTTAAGATCACGTATGAAGTGGTAGTCAGAGGGATCCACAGCCGTTTGGGGCTTGGGTCTCTTGATCATTCCCCTGACAGCGAACTTCTGAACCAGTCTCTTCAGTTCCTCCAGGTTGCTCTTCGCTGTGGTGTTGTTTGACATAGGATAAATATGTATCTCTGATTCCGTGTTCGAATGTTACCTTAGGAACCCAACCCGGAATGATTTTCTGGGCCACGGAAACCAGGGGTTCATTAGCAATGGGATGGCCTTGCACCCTGTGGATCTTGCAGTCGATCATGTCTTCGATGATGTCCACTGCCACATTCACAGGCAAGCCACGACCAGTTCCGATGTGCATAACGGGTGGTGTTGACTTGCGGCTGAAAAACATCTCAACCAGGACCTGGATGTAGTCCACCACGTCAGACACATGGATCCAGTCACGGATTGACTGGCCACTCTGGATGGTAAGTGTCTGGCCCTTGATACCAGCGTTCAAGGATCTGTGGATGAGGTTGTCATGCTGACCCAGGCCATAGACGCTGTAGATTCGGAGAAAGCTTGACCTGACTGTGGCTCTGTAGTGGGCAGCTAGGATCTCGGCCCACTTGGCATAGCAGGCATGGGGTGTGTTGCCACCAGAGACGGATGAGGATGAGGCCACCCAGACGGTGGACTTGGACCTGCTGGCCATCTGAAAGACACTGTCCAAGTGGCTGAGATCAGCTATGGCTGAAGAGGTGGTACGACTATGCTGTGACGATGAGGCCAAATAGATCACCAACGAGTATGGGCTGAGCTCAGAGAGGGTGGAGTCAAGTTCAACCTCAATTGGCTTGTGGCCGGCCTTTCTAAGGGATTCACACAGGCTTCGACCGATAAAACCAGAACTGCCGAAAACATAGATCTTGCTCATGCGTAAGAGAACATGATAAAGGCCCCGTGAGGGGCCTTTATCACGCCTATGGTTGTGTGGATCAGTCAGCGTTGATGCCCGCAACGCCAGCAACAGCGGCATCAAGGGTCTTCTTCGCACCATTGTGGGTCTCACAGGCTTTCTTGACCTTGGCCTCAATGTGCTTGTCCAGCAGTTGGAGGAACTCCGGCGATACGCGACGACCGGATTCCTTGATCAGCTTACGAACGACCGAGCCTTTGAAGAACTTAGGCGAGTAGTAGGGCTGAGTTGACTTGGTGGTTTCAGTGTTTTCACTCATAACTTCTATCTAGAGAACAACAAATTTGCAACAATTGCGAAAATAATGGGCCACGCAACTAGATTGCCTATTAACAACAGCTTGACCTTGTGCGTCTGGGTGTCTAATGTAAACTTGGAATCTTTTCTGTAGATGACTGTCAACTTGCGAGACCCCTCATTCAGGTATCCCTCAGCTTCCAACCACTGGGTGAGTCTCAGCATGTCTTTGTTTGTGACTCTGTGGCGTTGGCTAAGAAGCACTCTCACGTGGTGACCATCCTCATCGATGGCCTCTATGGTTTCTTGTACAGATTGACTCATAACTCAAGGATGTGGTTGGTAGTTAGAACATGGAGATTAAAACTACTTGGGGACCACCCACCACCGCCGTCGTAATCACTGGCGAGGGAATGCTTGACAAGACTGTGACCTTTAATGGTGTGCCGGTGACGGTTTCAGTCAATGAGCCTGACTGCCTTATCTTCTTGGTTCCATCCATTGCACTCGGTGTCTATGACATCGCAGTTGAGGGCCAGAATGTTAGCTCATTCACCGTGGCCTATCCAGATGCCACGCCTAGTATCAGCTACTATGTACCAGGCGCTGACAACTGGTACAACATCCTGGGTGATCAGTTCTATGCGGGTGACACCACCATCATGGTGGGTGGCATCGAGTACACTCCCTATGTGATGACACCTCAGGAGTGTGCTGTGATCCTGCCAACTCCACCCACTCAGTTTACGCTAGTTACTCCAATAGGTAGCGTTACCTACAACCAATAAGGCCGTTTTTAACGTTAAAACTGGCTATCCGTTCTGATACTTGATGATGGCCTCCATCATGGCTTCCTTGATGGGACGCATGCCAACACCAGCATCGGTGGCTTTCTGTGTGGACAGGACACAGTTGGACCTGGGAGTCTTGGCCACCTTGTTGAACTCATCCAGTGATGGCCAGAAGTCAAAGCTACGAGGTCCGTGCACCTCACACCACATCTTGGTAAAGTCCTCAGCTGTGATCCAACCTGGGTTGGTCATGTTGTAGGTACCATACTCCACACCACGGATAAAGCATTGCAGGCAGGACTCAGTAAAGTCATCCAGGTGTGAGAGGCTGTTGGGCACACTGACCAGCTTGGGGTAGGTCAGCATCTTTGTGATGTAGTTTCTGGGACCGTGGTACTGGTCGAATGGAATGCGCAATCTCCAGGTATAGTGCTTGAGCCCAGAAATGCCTCTGATCAGCTCCTCAGCTTGGGCCTTGGTTCCACTGTAAAAGGAATGTTGAGGCGTCTTAAAACAGAAATTGGGCGCATCATCCTCCCTGAAATGCTCAGTCCTTGAGTCGTAGATGCAGCCTGATGAGACATGGCCCAGGGTGACTCCATTGCGTGCACAGACCTTGGCCACGGTGATGGGCAGGATGATGTTGCCAAGTATGGTCTCGTCCTTCTGGTACTCACAGGCCTCCACGTTAGGCTTGCCAGTGAAACCAGCAGCATTGATGACCATGCGTGGCTTGTAGGCCTTTATGACGGATTCAAGCACACTCTCGTCATGGTAGTCAAAGCTGCCACGAGAGATTGAAAAGTAGTCGAGGCCCAGCTTGCTGCAGGCTCTGCCAAATTTCTGGCCAACATAGCCAGTTCCACCAAGTATTAGTATCATTTTGAGGCTGCAATGACCTTTCTGACCAGGTCATCACGTGAGATGTTGGACTGGTAGAACTTGTTACCCCACCACACGTAGTAATTCCGACTGATCGAACAGAACTGAGTCTTGATCAGGATTCTAAAACTGAGGTCATTCGACTGTTTCATCTGGGGTTTTTGACCAGTCCCATGGGAGTTTCTGACCAGTCCACTTAGGTGTGGCAGGTTCACTCTCCTTGAGCTTGGTCTGAAGGGCCACCACTGTCTTGGTCAGGGCCTCAATGTGAGCCTTCAGGGCCAGTATCTCCACTGTCTGCTTGGAGATGTGGCGGCGTGTTGTACAGTCTGGGTTCCTACAGCAGCACCTCATATCTTGTGGGATCTGGGGTAAAACTTGATGTGGGTGGTGGACGAGCTGAGGCCCTCACGTCTCTTCTTCCACTCCTTGTACTTCTCGTTGATCATCTTGTCCGTGCCATACGGGATGTAGAATTCGTTGGAGTCTGTGGCGACTCTAAATGTGCTGCGTGGTGCTTTATGGGTGCTATCTGACATAAAGTCTAAATCTGTGGCGAGTATTTGGCCACAGACATCACCTCATCAGGTGTGGCATTGAAGACACGGGCAATGGCATCAATGTATGGCTTGGACTTGGGTGTCATCTCTCTTAGATCAGGGCCCTCACCAAATGGGTCACTTTGCATTATGAGGTCAGTCAAATCACCCATGGCTATTTCACCAGACTGCACGGTCTCAATCACCGAGTAGAAAAGATCCCTGAGGTATACTCTGTATCTGTCCTCGTCCTCGATGTCACTGGCTGAGAATATCAGACCCTCAAAGTTGTTTGACAGTGCTCGACTGGCTCCATGAACGTTCTTGTAGTTCATGAAAAGGTCCTGTATCTTGCCACTGTCCGGTTCACCAGCAAGAACCTTCGAGCACAGCTCCATGAGGTCATTAAAGGCCTTGGATGTGGACTCACCCAGTATTCTGTCAACAGAGTTCATGGACTAAGTATCGAGCCAGTCAAGCCAGCCGTTCATGATCCATTCGAGTTTGGCCTCTGGAAAAGCTTTGAGGTATGCATAGACCACTTCGATCGCAGCATCACGGTCATCCTCTAAGGCATCCTTCAGAGAGCGAGCAATGGCCTTCTCCGCCTCTGGCCAACGGCCCTTGATAACATTCAGGGCATAGTTGACAGCATACCAGGCATGGGCTGGACTTGTCGCAATGGCGTCCTCACCTTCTGGGAATCGGCCTTTGATCACCTCTGTGGCGTAGTTGTGGGAGGCTATAGGGTTCTCGGCGATGGCGTCCTCACCTTCTGGGAATCGGCCTTTGATCACATTTGTGGCATAGTGGAGAGCAGGCCATGTGTTCGTACGCTCCGAGTCTGCGGGAGGCCTTACGTTACGTTTGGCCTCACCAAGGATTCTGCTAGTGGTATTAGCGGCCATATTCCTCCAGTTTCTTGATGTCATTCCTTGCCCTGTCTAACAACCAGGCCTGTTCTCTCATTCCTGCATAATGGATGATGTAGGCTGACTGATGATTGGGATACCTGTTCCAAGAGTAGACCAGCGCGTTGAAATCTTGGCCCAGATCTCTGACGGGATGCTTGCCAGCTATAATCCGGTAGTTGATAAAAGTCTGGTGGCCCATGCCATCATTCCAAAATCCCTCAGGGTCGGTCCACAGGGCCTTGTCTTTGGCCGTGACACCAAACACACCCAGGTTGAAGTAACGCACTGGAAAACCCATGCGTCCCTCTGCATCTGTGGATATGGGTTTTCCACTATGAACTGCGTAGTTGATCAGGTATGGGGTCCTGGTATCAGATATGCCACCAAAGAAGGACTCATCAGTGGCGCACATCATGCCGCCTGACTGTGTTAGTAGCCACGGTGTGTCATTGGCGATTACCAGGTCAGTGTCCAAGTGGACGATCTCATCATAGGTGTCCAACCAACTGGGTATCTGGAAATCCTCATAGGATGGGTGGGCGTGTGGATGGATCCGATCCTGGGTGCCAACCACCTTGAAGTCAGCCCCATGTCGGGCTGCATACAGGGCCATAAGAGGGTGAGTGATCTCGCCCATCTTCTGGTGCAAATCGCCATACGCAACGGTGTATACTAGTCGTTTCATTCCTCGTCTAAGATGTCTTCAGGGCCATCCCAACCAAACATCTTGGCCAACTGTTCCAAGTAGGGTCTATTCTCAGGTGTGACCATATCAAAGGTAAACTTTTCTTGGAATGGGTCACCACCAATGATAGAACCCATAAGGTCCTTGTGTGGGCTGAATTGGCCACTCTTCATTGCGTCCCACACAGAGTATTTGAGATTTT